CTGCTGTCTGGTTAGCTGTAAATGTTGGTATTGCGTATGTTGGCCATGCTGCAACCTGTGTTGAGTCTTTCTTTGAAACCCAAACGTTAGCGGCACCAACGATAATATTATTTACATTTGCCATTTTTGTTTCCACCTCCATCTTTTTTGTGGATATAGTTATTGCTTAAAATCTTACCAATTAAAACGAACAGCTGGCTAGGCTGACAAATCCTCGATAGTTAAATAATACAGCCTAACATATTAAAAAGCAAAGGCTAGGAGAATCTACCTGTAGTTGATGAGATCTGTCTTCCATACTTATATCTGATTACTACCTGACCTGCTTGCCAGCCAACCTTTTCACGTTCTGGCTCTGGAGAAAGGAGATCTATGAGTGAGACCGAAAAGAAGATAAATGGTGAATTTGAGCCTATATGGTTGTTTATGTCTCTAGCTGTATCGTCCATTCTTCTGAATAGATCTAGCATAAGGTTCTGAATCTCTGCAATCTCTGCATATGACTTAGAGTATATTGTAAACATCATTGAGTCTCTACATATCATCCAGTTGTCTTCATACCCGTCCGCTACATAATCATAAATAATGTGATTTTTGTCTGCTAGGGCTCCGTCCAACAAAGCATCCTGCTGAGAAGGTATAATAGGTATCATTGTAAATTCGGTTCCGCTCAATAGATCAATCTGATAGTCTGATGGCTCAAACATCTTTTGACCAGGTTTTACATTTGAATTTGTTGTGCTTAACTTACTCCACAAGAAGTCTCTTACTGCTCCTGCTGCATTCAATGAATAGTCTGCCATTATATTTTGTTAGCCTCCCTCAATGCGCTTGCCTTAGCAAGTGATCTTACAGCCTCTGGAGATATTCTTCCAATAGACAATTTACTTGAAATCATAGCTGGAACCTTAGTAGAAGTTTTTGTAGCTCTAGTAACTGCGCTCTTAACTCCAGAATCTTCAAGGCTAGTCTTAACCATATTGCCTTTAAAGAATCTTTCATAGGTTCTTCCGAATCCGTTATACACATTGTTTCCGCCTGGATTTTTAACTCTAACGCTTTGTCCTTTTGGAAGAACAACTAGCTTTCCGTCTCTTCCCTCAAAGGCCAATCTTATAGATGCAGCCTTGGGTCTAATAGTTACTGGAATTCTATATTCCATAATTCTTGCTTTTTCCTTGAATACATATTTCTTTAATGATCTGGTGTTTGGGACATTTGATCTAGATTGCTTAAATGAATATGATAAAGACATGTTGTATCCTGTAGAAGGGGTCATATCAAGGCTCCACAGCCTCGCTGACGGGTCTCCAGCCCTTCTCCACTCATATACATGGTGTAACCTAGATGTGTAGCTCCTAGCCTGTGCATCTGTATAAAATGAAAAGTCTTTGTTTATCTGATTAAAGATTCTTGTCTTTACTGCTTTCTGTGTCAATGAAGAATTAACTAAGTAGTCTAATGCTGCTGCTTTATAATATAGTGCTGAAGCTATCTTGGCTATTGATCCATTGTCTTTGATCATGCCTCTACTTCCGCCCATAGACATAACCTGCTCTGCGGATTTAATTTGTGAGATTATATTAGACTTCAAGCTTCTGTACCTCTGAGCGCTTAGCGCTTACGTTGAATGATAATATCTGTCCAAATGGATCAAGTACTGGGGTTACTCCCATTACATCAAATATAGTTGGGGTATCGTAGTTATTACTAATTAATTCAAACCAGATTACTTCGTCTCTATCATTTCTAATGTTAGTAAGTCTCTGTGTCTTTGTTGTCTTATACTTTGTCTCAATAATAATTCTTTCAGTATTTTCGTATCTTTCACCAGTCTTTTCTGAGCTTCCGCCAGTTCTTCCAGTTTCAGAAATATATCCTCTGGCTAAGCATGGCTCAGTACTCTTATAGCCCCACTTCTTTACTAGGGCTCCAGTATTTTCGTCTTGTGAAACAATGACCTCATAAACATCCATCTTCATGTTTAGGGTAGATTCTATAAGGCCTCTTGACATTAAATGACCACCATACGGTTAGCGACAAATGGCTCAAGCATTCTGTCTACTGCAGAGTTGCCCGTTCCAGTAAATGCCGCTGGAGAAATATCAACGCTCCAGTCACCAGTCTGCATAGACTTAACGTACTTCTCCTTCCATGTGGTGTCTTGGTGGAAAAAGTCATTTGCTAATCTAATTGTGCAGTCATAAATTTCAATTGGAACATTCTTGTATCCAAACATTCCTTGGACTGTATACTTTGACCCATTGTTAAAGTAACCAGCATTTGGTCTATCTGCCTGATATGGGTAAGACTCAAATACTTCAAGTCCTGGGCCTTTATCTATTGCAATTGCATAGTTGGTATCTGTAACCTTTAATGATACTTGATTATTTGTGGATGCTGAATCATAGACCAGTACATCATTCTCGTATACTTTAGATATAGACTCTATTCTTTCTGGCAACAATAATACGTCTACTCCGTCGCCAAGAACTGATATAGACTTTTGTCCATAGTCGAACTTTTGCCCAGTGAATGCATTAATCTTAAATCTTGCATATCTTTCAGCAGACATGATCTCATCATAAGTCTTATAGTTTGTGTCTACTGTATCTACGCCATATCCAGAGTAATCAACAATGTCTGCAACTGTAGCATATGGTCTTGTAACAAGATAGTGCTTGCGGTCAGAGAATACTGTTCCAGAAATTGTATAGTCAATCTTTAAGTAAAAATACTTATATGAAGTTGTTGCTGTAATTGGGACGTATACAAAATAGCTTCCTGCATCGACATCAGTATTATTTGCAGTTAGTGTTGTTCCAGTAGTGGCATCTTCATAGTAGATTGTTACGGTTGGGCCTGAATCTGGGTCTTTAGCTATACCGTTATAATAGGTCTTAAAGTTGATTGGACCATTGGTGCCACTGTGAATCTCTGCCATTTATTATCTCCTTATGAGTAGTATTCGTTAACTTCTCTAGGTGTAGCTAAACGAAAACCTTCTTGCGTGTCAAAAAGCTCCATGGCAGCTTCCATTGGCATTGCTACAAATGGGTGCTCCTGGCTAAAACTATATCCAAAAACTTCATAACTTTTGTTCAATCTTTCCATCTTTACAAGAGCAGAACTTGGGTCCTGATTAAACTCCTCAGCATTAGCAAATACTGGTGCTGGTGGAATCTCTTCTCTTTCTACCGCCTTTAAATTATTAATAAGCTCTGAGGTTACTCCCTCTTCCGCTAGAGCTGCGAGAACTTCAGCCTTAGTCTTTGCAGATTCTAGATCTACCGCAAATTCTTCTGCTACCTTCTTTAGTTCGGCCAATTTCATTGACTCTAATGACATCTATTTCTCCATTTCTTTGTTTTAATTATAGCATTTTACAGACTATAAAGGAAAAGGGCCCCCTTAAAGAAAGGGGCCCTTCTCACACTTTGTTGTCCTAATTTATAATTACGGACGTGATGCTGGAAGATTTGTGTAGCTTCCGCCTGTTACAGCTGCGAAGTCACGTGTATCGTATCCTGCTGCAACCTTAACGTTCTTGACGACAACGAATGCGTCAGGATTTTCGATTGCTGTACCAACACGAAGGAACAGTGTATATTCTGTTGTATCCTTCTTTGGCTTGAACTCACGGTGAACTGTAATGTCACGCTTCACACCAACGATTACGTTGTCTGGGAATGTGAGGTGTACGTCTCCGTGTGCACCTGATGGACTTGAGTATGTTCCAGTTTGGTTCTCGTCTAGAAGTGGAACTTCTAGTACTGGGATACCGTATGCGTAAGGGATTACGCCTCCTGGAGCACCGTTATTAGCTGCAACATCTCCACGAACGATAGAAGATGCGATATCTTCTGGTGATCCTGGAAGTGATGTTAGGCTGTATAAGTAGTCCTGTACCAAGTTGCTTCCTGTAAGGAAACGAAGTTGGTTGCGACGTTGCTTGTAGCGACGTGGCATCTTCTTAAGAGCGTCATTGAAGATGCTCTTAGAAATTGTTGCACCTGCTGCGTCAACAACATGTGCTTCTGTCTTTGCGATGTTTGTAACACCCTTGAATGCTTTGAGAAGTGTATCTGAGCCTGTTCCAGTTCCGTTAAGGATAAGATCCTCAACGTCGTTACCAACCTGAGTTGCCATCATTCTTGCGATGTGGTCTTCTAGGTCTTGGCCCTCAATGCCGTCTTCCAAAGATTCAGTTGAAAGCTCCCAATCCAAACGGAGCTTCTTTGTTGCAAGAGAGATCTTAGCGAACACAACTGATTGTGCTGCTCCTGTATCAGATGCTTCTGTAGCAACCTTAAGGATTCTTTCGCCTACACCGATCTTGTCAATTTCTTGAATGTCAGAACGCATACGAATGGTTCTAGCAAACTTTGTTACAACTGTTGCATCAAACATATAGTCGATGAAACGATTAGCTTGATCTGGCTTTAATAAACCACCACGAGCTGAATCATCGCCTGATACGCCAAGAGCGTTAGCTCCTGTCTGCGCTGTAACTACTGCTTTTTCTAATAGTTCATTACTCATTTGTTTTTTCACCTGCCTTATCTTTAGAGAATTTCACGAACACCGAGGAAAGTGCCGTTCCACTTGCTTTTCTTAATTGGTTCATCATTGGACCCGCCAAGGTCTGCTGACTTTTTGATAGCAGTTGATGTTTCAACTGAATCAATTCTTTTTTCTGTTGTTGTAAGAGCATCTGTCATGCCCTTTACGATGCCAGAAAGTTCATCGTACTTCTTTGAAAGATCTTCGATCTTTGACTCTGTACCCTTAACTAGTTCCTC